AAACAAGTTCCAATTTATAGTGAAAGAATAAAAATTGCATATAACTCTTTTAAAACTACTTGACAAAAAACAAAAAAGATATTATAATAAAAAACAAAATGAATAATAAATCTCATAATGATTTGTGTGCTTTTACTGCAAATCATTTTATTAAAAGTAATAAAATAGTATTATATAATTACCAATCTTATGCTTCATTTGAATTTCCTGATGTTTTAGCATTTGGAAATAATATAAGCACTTTGTATGAAATAAAAACTAGCCATAGTGATTTCTTAGCTGATAGTAAAAAAGAAGTAAGAAAAAAGTGGAAACCTAAAAATTATTTAGACGAAAAATTTATTTATCAATATAGAACGATAAATGATAAGTGCCCAAAAAACAATACTATTATTTCTATAAATAGTTGTAAAAAATGTAATTTTTGCCAAGGTGTTAACACAAAACAAATTTATAATGAAGAAAATATTGTTAAAGAACTTAAAGAAATAAAATGTACTTTTGATGGTAATGCTAAAATAGAATGGATTAATAAAAATCCAGAATTGTATTATATTGAATATCCTCACCTTGGTAATTATAGATATTATGTTTGTGAAAAAAATATTATTATGCCAGAAGAAATTCAAGAAGGATGGGGATTGTATTGGATTATTAACAATAAATTTTATGAAAAAAAAGAAAGTAAAAAATGGAAGGTAAATTTATTTGAAGAACGAAATATTTTAATTCATTCATTTCGTAAATGGGTAAGTGGAGACAAAAGCAATATTTTGATAAATTCATATAATGGAATTATTTAAAAAAACTACTTGACAAAAAATAAAAAATAGTATAAAATAACTTTAGTTTCATAAGGAGCTGCTAATGAGCCTTAAAATAGAAGTTGGTGATATAGTAAATATTGATTTGTGGGACAACGAAGAAAAAAAAGATATAATTTTTGAGAAAAATGAGGAAACTGGAATTTGTACAAGTACTGATTTGGTAAATCTTAATAAGCATCTTGCCAGAGTAATTGAAAAAGATATTCCTATTCATGCCTTTACTACAATAGATTATTATTATTGTTTAACTTATAATATTAATCCTTGTTTTTATCTAGCTGACAAGGATTTAAATTATAAGTTTGGAGAGGATGGTAAATGTTTTAATACTGAAGAAGTATTTACTTATTTTGATGGAACAAATACAATAAAGTTATTTCATCTTGGAATTGTTGAAGGGTGCAAATTAAGTATTAATAATCTTATTATACCTTGTAATCTTTTAAATACAAGCAAAAAAGAAACAAATTTAAAATCTTTATATGCCGCATATATTCTTGGAACTTATGTTGGCGATAGGGATATTAATTTTATTCCAGAGGAAAGTAGACAAAAAGCCATAAACGAAGCCATTGAGCAATCAAATGAAATTATAGATAGAAAAATTGAAATTATTAATGCAAGCATTAATAATAATTCATTTGTACAGAAAGAAAATGATTTAATGAAGGATATATTGTCAAAGCTATAAAAAGCAGGGTGATTTTAGGCTTAACGTCAATGACATTTTACTGCCTAAAAAAAATCACTTGACAAAAAATAAAAAATAGTATAGAATATAAATCGGGCAAATAAATAAAAAAAGCTGTTAAGCATTAAAATAATTTAGCCCAAAGGAGATAAACAATGAGTGAATTTGAGATGAATCAAGACGATTACAAAGAATTGATTGATGCCATGAGAAAAGACAAAGCCAAGCAGAAGGTGTTTTGGTCTCCGCCTGGCGACAAAGAGGGAACTTATAAGATTAGGTTCCTTCCTCCAGTTAAAAAGAACAACGAAAAGGTATTTTATTTCCATCACAAGGTTCATTGGATTAACGGAAAAGGTTACGAATGCCTTAATCAAACTTTGATTGATAAGGATGGTAATCTTCATGAAGCAGAAGAGTGTCCAATTTGCAATGCCGTATCAAAACTTTATGCAACTGCCGAAAAGGGAAGCGATGATTATAAGCTTGCTGGCATGCTAAAAGCAAAGGATAGATATATCTATCGAATTATAATCAGAGGAAATCCAGACGAAACAAAGATAGAGTATTTTGAAAGTGGCAAAAAGCTTTTTGAATTGCTTTATCATATTTTGACCGAATCGGATTTTGGTATGATTATTGATCTTAAAAATGGTAGAGATTTTAGTCTTGTTAAGGTTGGTACTGGTGCTCAATCTAATTATGATACTTCAACACCTTCAGCAAATGTTTCTATGATTTTTAATGATAAGGAAAGCATTGCAAAGCTTTTGAAGAATCTTGAAGAAGCTCCAAAGTTTAATAGCTTTGTTGAATTTAAAGATGCTCAAACTTTGAAGCAAACTTTAAAGAAGTTCTTAACTCATTCTGATGAAGATGAAGAAGAAGATGAACTGATTGCTAATTTTGAAAATTCTGAAAAAGTACAGCAACCAGTAGAGAAGAAAGTAGAAAAAGTAGCTGCTACTGTTACTTCAGCAAAGGCACAAAAGGTAGAAAAAAATAAGCCGCAAGTAATAGACACCAGTGATTTTGTTAAGGACGATGAAGAAGAGCAAGAGCCAGATGAAATAGATAAACTTTTGGATATGTTTAATAGCTAAAAAAGTTAGAGATTTGGAGAAGAGACAAAATCTCTTCTCCTTTTTTAATTGGAGGAAAAATGGGAAGAAAAGCAAAAGTTGAAGTCAGTTCAGAAAATCAAGAAAATAATGGAGACCTTTCTACTTTAGATGATATTATAGATCAAGAATTTGATAAGCTTGTTGATATTTCTAAATTTGACACAACAGTAAAAACATGGTATGATGTTGGGATTTATTCCTTAAATTATATTTGTTCAAAAAATTTATTTGGTGCTGTTCCTTCTGGAAGAGTAACTTCATTCAAAGGCTTAAGTGGTACTGCCAAATCAATGTTGATGGCACAAATTGCAAAAGACCCTAAAGTTGATAAGATTATTGTTATTAATTCAGAAGGTGGTGGTCTTTCGGCAGAATTATTTAAATTTATTGGTGCTCCACTTGATAAAGTAAGAATGCAAGGATTTAATACTTTTACTAATTATAGGATTAGCAAAAGTAGTGGAAAATTTGAAGAAGTGCCAGATTCTGAATTTCCTGGAAAAACTGAAACAAATGAATATATTTATGTAGAAGGAATAACTAGGTTTGTAAAACGATTTGTAAATGCCATTGAATTTAGAAACATAAAATCAAATATTGTTATTTTGATTGATAGTTTGGCTAATATACGCTCAGTAAGGGAGTTAAATGGTGTTTCTGATTTTGGCTCTAAAATAAAAGAAGTAAATACTTTTTTTGGTATTTTTGATAATGCTTTTCAAAAAACAAATATAGCACTTGTTTTCAGCAATAAGCTTTATAATAGTATGTCTGGAAATATGTGGGAGCCATTTAAAGAATCTGGTGGAGAAAGTGTAATTTATAATCCTTCACTTTCTGTTCTGCTAAAGGAAACATCATTAACTGAAGACAAGACAGATGAAGAAATGAAGGAAGAAAAAGAGCGTAGAAAAACAGCTCTTGGTTCTTCATTAAAGGCCATTAAAGCTATTGTTGATAAAAGCAGATTTGGTACTGAATTAAGAAATATAACTTTTTTGGTTGATTTAAACTATGGTCCCGTAAAGCTTTCAGGATTATTTGAACTTTGTAGAGATTTTGGTATTCTTGAAAGAAAAGGAAATTCATATACAATGCCAGATGTTATTGATAAACCTTTCTTTAAGAAAGAATTTATACCAATTATAGCAAGTGATGAAGTAAATTATATCAATAAAATTCAAAAGAAACTTGAAGAAGCAGAAGAAAAAATAAAGCAGGATAAAGTAAAGCTTCAAGTTTCAGACATTGAAGAAATAGAAGAAGTTGAAAACGAAGAAAAAAATGAATATGAAATAGGTGATTTGGCAAAAAACATGGAGGCTGATTTATGAAAAAGATAATAGCGGTAATATGCTTTATTTTATTGGTTTTTGGAGCTGCTTTTGCTGATACAAAAACATTAAGCAAATCAAGTCCAATTATTACTTCTGATGGATTATCACATACATTTGTTTTAATTTATGATAAAGATAATTTTGAAAACACAGAAACATTTTTATGGAATGATGTTATTAGTGGTTTTTCATCAAAAAGTGGAATTAGCTCAATTTATTTTACTTTTATTTTTGATAGAAGCAATGGTTATAAGCCACAAATACTTGGTGTTACAACTTCAACTTCAAGCCCTTGTATTCCAAGCAAAATGGATAATGATAGAGTTTTAGTAAAGGCAAATGGAACTATATATACTTTTCCAGTAGAACAAAGTTCTTACGATTCTAATGGTTCAGCGCCTTATTATTTTAGTTCTATTTCAGTTTGTTCACTTAATAATCTTAGTGTTTTTATAAATGATTTAGTAAAAGAAAAATCAAAAGAACTTACTGTACGGCTTTACTTTGATACAATAAAAATGGATATACAAATGCCAACAGTATATTTTATTCAGGCATTATCATTTGATAGCAAAACAATAAATTCTTTAATAAAATAGGAATAAAACAGTGGACATGCTAGATGAAACTTTAGATAAATTTCAATTATTTCCATTGCAAGGAACACCTGATGAATGGGAAGATATTAGCCATTATCTAAATGATTATAGATATCAATATCAAAATAAGCGTTGTTCACGAATATTTGCTGAAGATGTTATGGGAAAAAACGCAAAAGATATAGATTATTATATTTTTGTTAGTAAGGATGGGAAATCTTTTACTTGCCCTGAAAGCGTAAAGCAAATAGAATTTCCCTACATACCTCAAGAGCCTATTAAAATAATTGAAGGTACGCCAGAAGCAAAGCAATTTAAAGATATTTTTGAATAAAGGAGTAAATTAATGATAATACAAAACGTTAAACCTTGTGGAGAAATGGTTCTTTTAGAGTTTCATAAAGTTGAAGATGAAATTTTTAAGAAAAACAAAGGAGGAATTTTAGTCTATAACGAAAAGAAAGATGAAAAAGACAAGTACTATGCGATTGTAAAAGAAATTGGACCAAAGGTAGATAGGTCTACTATTGATTTTAAAGAAGGTGATAAAGTATTTTATAATGAATATGATTGTAAGGTATTTGGAGATGATGAAAATACTTATGGCTTGTTAAAGGCCTCTAGTATTTGGGCAGTTTATTCGGAAGCAGATAAATAAAGGAGAATAAATGAACGAAGATGCCCTTTATAAATTAATTAAAGAAAAGGGTATAAAAAATATAGCAAAGAATTATTTTTTGAATATTGAAGATGAACATTGGATAATATGGCTTAAAGACAATACTGCTGTTTATTTGGATAAAAACTTTCTTTCAAAGTATCCAATAACCTCATGCTTCGATGAAGCAAATGGCCAGCTTATATTAGATAAATTTGATATTCAAAAAATACCAAAGAAAATTTTGAAAAAAATAAAAAAAGATAAGTAAAGTTAAAAGAGATAGTAAAAAGCTATCTCTTTTTTTTATTATATAGGAGATAAAAATGTTAATTAAAGAAATGTCATCTTTGCAAAATAAAGAATTAAAACAAGAATATAGAAAGCTTATTTTGAAATATCATCCAGATAATAAAATTTCTGGTGATGAAGAAATGATAAAAAAAATAAATGCTGCTGCTGAAGAAGGTGATGAATCTTTTAAGGAATTTTTAAATTCTTTAGAAAATAAGAAAGAAGAGAGAAAAGCAAGTAATAAAATAAATAATTTTGAAATGTATAATGAAGCATTAAAAATTTTTAAGGTTAAAGCTGCAAAGTTAGCTTCTGATAGTAATTTAAAAATAGAGGTTTCCAGCAAAATTGAAAATCTTAAACCTGTTGTAATAATAACAATATCAAAATTTTTAAAATCAAAAACTTTTTATGTTACTGATTTACTGGATAGTTTTGTGAAAAAAGGAAAAATTGACGAAACTGTTATTAACAGAATACTTGAAGAAGTTATTAGCAGATTTAATAAGACAAGAGAAAAAGAAAAAGTATAATGAGTATTAAATCAATACTTTTAGAAGCAACTGAATATGCTGATGGCACTAGCTTAGTAAAAGCAATTTTACGTGGACAAGTTGTTGGCATATCAAAAAGATTTTTTAATAGTGAAGAACCAGATACTAAAATTCTTGACAAATTTTTACAAATTGTTAAAACTAATTTTGATAAACCACTTCAAAATAAAGCAATAGTTCTTTTACTTAACAAAGCAAAATATATTGATAATTTAAAATATATTGATAATCAAATAATAGATGCAACAAAAACTTATTTTAATAATATTAATAAAAGCAAAGCAAAAGAACCAGAAGTAAAAAAGTTGTTTGATAAGTTTGAAGAAGTAGATTTAACTGATTCTTTTAATCAAGAATTTGAAAATAGAATTAATAGGCTTTTTATTGATATGGCAAAAATGAAGTCAAATGATGAATATGAAGTGATTTATCCAACCGATGAAGAAGGATGGGAAGTAGTAGTGCCAAAAACTTTTGCTGCTGCTAAATCTTTGTCTTCTATAAAAGGTTTAGGAAAGGCCTATTGGTGCACTTCAGCTAGTTCTTTTAATTTTAATGACTATACAAGAAAAAATAATAAACTTTATATGATAAGGAATGTAAAGAAAAAAATTCTTTATCAAATGGATTGGGGATATGCTTATGAATATGAAAGTGATATAAGCCCATCTTTTAAAAATTTTAGAGATAAATCAGTTTCAATTAATGAAGTATTAAAGAATATTCCTTTGAGAGTATTAAGCTCTATAAAAAATAAAAAAGGAGTTTCTGTTGTTGATTTATTAGATAAATTTAAAAATGAAAAAGGTGAAGAGAAGCAATTAGATACTGTTTGGAAATATGAAGAGCTTTCTAAAAAGCAGTTTCTTGATTTAATTGAACAATATCATATCAATATTAATGTTATTAACAGCTCTAATAAAGCAATTAATATTAATTTAGAAACAGTTTTAAGTGATAAGAATTATAAAAATTTAATAAAGTTTTTTCTATTAAAAAATGGAAATAAAAAATTTCTTTATATTGATTCAAAAGAAGAAATTTATGATAAGAAAAAAAGAAAAATACTTTTTCCAATTTATGAATTAAAAGAGAATGGTAAAGTAATAAAGCATGATAAAAATTTTATAGCAAAAGAAAATTTGCCAGAAGTTTTAAAAGGTAAAATATTTAATCCAAAAGAATTAGAGAAACCAATTTTTAGAGAAATAAAAGAAGTAAAAGATTATTTAGTTTCTTCTAATACAGTAAAACTTTATGAAATAAAAAATTTAGCAGGAATAAGAACACTTGTTTCTAGCAATCTTTATTCTTTCTTAAAGAAGCAAATAGAAAGTGTAAATCCTCTTGCGCCATCACAAAACTCAACATTAAATAGTTTATATAAAATTTTTAACAGTAAAAGACCAATGGTAGCTCTTTATTTTAAGGTTATTAATAAATCTTCTATAAACGAATTTTTACTATTTAATACAGAAAATCCTTTCTTTATTTATAAATATTATGATAGATATGAAATGGAAGAACTGCAAAAAAAAGAACGCTTTACTGTAATTGCATCAACTTTAAAAAAAGAAATTGATCCTGAGTTCTTTAAAAAATATTATCAATCCCTTTACAATAGACTTTTTAATAAAGAATACAATTTAAATTATAATAACCGACAAGATACTGAACTATATAAAATGCTTTATATTGTTCAACCTCGTTTTATAAAAAATGGTAATAAATTTTATTATTTGCCAAATATAAAACAAAAGATATATTTCTGTGATAAATATAAAGACATTTATAAAATAAAAAGGGATGGAAAATATTTTGTTTTAGGTGATTTTATTGTGGTTGATAAAAACAATAAAGTTACTTCTTTACTTAAAAAAGAAGATTTTGATAAATTTAATGTTTCTTTTTCTGATTTTAGGGTTAATGGTTATTATGATAAGCTTGAATCTTTTACTATTAAAGTTAATAAAGAATTAGTTAACGCTGCAATAAAAGAAAAAAAAGAAGAACTTGAAAAAACAAAAGCGCTTATAAGAAAAAATACAAAATAAAATTTTTGTAAAAGTGGTCTTTTTTTGCTTCTTATAAAGATAATAAAGTAAATATATAGTAATATATATTCTAACGTTAAAAATATACATGGAGGAAAAAGTATGGAAAATATCCTTGATAAAGATTTAGCTCCTGAAGATGAAAAATTCCTTAGAGAAACCCTAGAAAGTTGGAAGGAAGAAACTTATGCGTCTTTAATGGAAGAAGTAAACAAAGCCAAGGAAGCTAAGATAGAAGAGCTTGAAGAAGCTAATATAGCATACAAAGAAGAACTTAAAGAAGATTATGCTAATAAGCTTATTACTGCTCTTAATGAAATGCGTGATGAATTGAAAGCAGAGGTCTTAGCTGAAATGGTGGAGAACAACCCAGAGCTTCAAGTTCTTGAAAAAATAAAAGAATTAGTTGCTCCTGTTATCAGTGAAAGTTTCTATGAGAATACTTATGCTGATACTATTACTTCTTTAAAGAAGAGAGTTGAAGAGCTTGAGGAAGAAAGGACACTTGATGAAGGTGCCAAGACTCTTGCTAATTTGATTGCTCCTTATTCTGAAAAGACCCAAAAGCTTATTCTTTCTTTAATTAAAGAGGGTGGTCCCGAAGAAGTTACTGAACAATTCTATAATATCGTTGAAAATCTTGAGTCTGTTTATGATGATGACGATGATGAAGATTTGGATGATGAAGATTTTGATTTTGATGACGAAGATGAAGAAGAGGATGACGATGATTTAGACGAAGCAAAAGATGAAGACAGTGATGAAGAGGAAGCTGAAGAAGACGATGAAGAAGAGCCAGTAAAACCAAAGAAGTCTGATTTTGATGATGAAGACGAATACAAGAAAGCTTTAAAGAAATGGAAGAAAGACCATAAGAAGCATGAATCTAAGGAATCAGAAGAAGATGAAGAAAAGGAACATAAGCCTGAAGAAGATGAAGAAGAGGATGGAGAAGAAATGAAAGAAGAAAGCTTCATCAATAAGGGCGTTTCTGGTTTGACTGAAGATAAAGATGTTAATAGCGTTAGAAATGCTATTAAGCGAATGATATAAGGCATTTTTTACCGATAGGTAAAGGTAATTTTTGAATATAAAAAAATATGGAGGAAAAAGTATGGAATATATGAATACAGATTCTAAGCTTGCTAGAGAAAAAGAACTACTTAAAAGGTGGGATTGGATTACTGAAGGCTTGGAATATAATGAAAAATTAGATACAAGTATGATACTTGAAAATTCTTATCAGCAAATGGTTAAGGAAGATCAGTTGGAACCCCATTGGCTTGAGAATAATATTCTTAATGAAGATGTTTTGACTGAAGCACCAGTTGTTTCTAGTGCTGTTGGTTCAAATGTTCTTCCTAAGATTATGTTCCCAGTTATTCGACGTGTGTTCCCTGAGCTTATTGCAAATAAGATTGTTTCTGTTCAGCCCCTTACTGCGCCAACTGGTATAATTTATTACATTTTGTATCAATTTTCTAATTCAAAGGGTGAAATAACTCAAGGGAATGAATATTCTGCTAACCCAATGCAAGCAATGCCTGGCTATGCTGTTTTCTATTCTAGTGAGAAGTTTGGTCCATTTGAAGCAACTATGAGTGGTTTAACAACAGTTTCTACTGGCTCTACAGTTACAAATTTCTTAGGAACTGATACTACTCAATTTTCTATAAAGCGAATTGAAGTTTATAATAAGACAACAATGATGGCTGTTGCTACTACTTTAAACTCCGATAAGACATTTGCTACTGGTACTGGTAACGTTGCTTATGAAGCTAGCACTGGTAATGTTTATTTAAAGAATGGCCTTGTCGCAGATGGTAGTACTGTTGTGGTTTATGTAGTGTATGATCAGGAAGGTTCTAAGAAGATTCCTGAAATGGAATTTAGTATTGCTTCTCAAAGCGTTAACACAACCGAACGAAAGGTGAAGGTTCGTTGGACTAAGGAATCTGAGCAGGATATGCAAGCCTATCATAAGATTGATGTTGAATCTGAGCTTGTGAAGGTTACTTCTATGGAAATGAATTATGAAATTGACCGTGAAATTATTTCTTTCATTTCTGATAGGGTAATTTCTAATTTGTCTTTCCTGCATGACTGGACAAATGATGCCGCTGGTTCAGGCAATAATACTAGTGGTAACTTCCTTGATCGCCATAGAGCTCTTGCTCAAAAGATTTATATGGCGCAGGCGAAGATTGCACAGTACAATAGGTTAGGGGCTGCTACATGGGCAGTTACTTCTCCTCAAGTTGGTGCTTTGCTTCAAATGCTTCCTGATTGGAAGGGTGAGATTGCTGGTAATGGTGCCACCATTAATAGCGCTGGCTTGCTTGGTGGAAAGCTTCAAGTGTTTATTGATCCTAACCGCTATGGTGCTTCTGCAAATGAAATTTTGCTTGGCTATAAGAGTGAGCAGACTGTTTATGGTTCTGGTGTTGTGTATAGTCCTTATACTTCTTGGATGACCAATGTCATTACCAATCCTGATGATTTTAATAGCGTGCGTGGTATGTTTACCCGATATGCTTTGACTATGTGCCCACGTGGTCAGTACAACTATGCTAAAATTTCGCTTCTTAACTATGGTGTTTAATTAAAATCTAAGCGATAGAAAAGGCAAGCTTAATGCTTGCCTTTTTTTATTGACAAAAAAATAAAAAAAGTATATAATAATAACTGATGTATAAAGTAAATGATATAGAATATTCTACAAAAGAAGAAGCCTTAAACAGTTTCCAAAAGATAACTGATAGGCTTACTTTTAATTGTGAAAGGTGTGGGAAAGAACATACTGTCCTCAAAAAACATTTTACAGAATTTTTATGTACCGATTGTAAAAGAAAACAAAATAATTTAAAAAAATATGGGATTGAGAATATATCACAATTAGAAGAAATAAAAGAAAAAAAGAAACAAAATACTTTAAAAAAATATGGAGCTGAAAATATAGCTCAATTAAAAGAAGTGCAAGATAGAATTAAGCAAACTAATTTAGAGAAATATGGT